GAGTTTCTTTCGATAATGGGTAACCTCATTAAGTTCCTCGGCTTCGGCTAAATCCTCGGGCGAGAGTTTATCCCCCAAAATGAGGGTTCCACAACTTTGAGTGGATTTTACATAGTGTTTACAAGCCTCACAAGTCTTGAGGCGTTCGGCCGCGATTGCTGGGGGTACTTTGAACATTTCTTTTTATTTTACCTATGGCGTTTTCTACTAATTTATAAAGTTGTTTCACCGGGATTCCCGTGGCTTTTGATGCTTCCTTATAACTGAAATCTTCGAACGTGTATAACCTCAAAATGACCGCGTCGAGTTCGGGCATTAATTGAATATATGCGTCGAGGTATTCGTTATCTAACCGCGAACCTAACCACGGAGCGATTGGTTCCTCTAAATGCTTTTCGCTGAGTGTTTCCCAGTTCCGTGAAAACTTACCATATTTCACCCCAAAACGACCCGAGGGGTCTATGTGCATTAAATAAAGAGCTCGGTTGACGTAATAAAACAACTTTTCCTCTTTTGCCAGTTGCTCGGCCTTTTCCCTTTGGTTCTCGAGTATCTTCAAAAGCGTTTCCGAAAGGAGATCGTCGCCCCTCACCGCGTCACGGGTTAACCCCCGCGCGAACTTTCGCCACGTTGGATAGTGGCGCTCGAGCTCAATATCAAGTGAATTTTTCAACTTTTGTTGAATGTAGCAAAAAACTAACATATTTTTGTCGCCACTAATTTAAACCCTTTTTACAATGCAACCCGAATCAGTTATTAACGAGGAAAAACCCCCTTTGTTAACCCCGGTAAATGAGTTCCTTACCATAATTCAAAAGCGATACAACTCAGGCCCGAATTCGTTAGCCGCTGGCGGTTATCGCGAGGTTTTGAAAATGGCTGAGCAATTTATTCAGGCTGAGGCCGCTTTTGCCAATGCCGCTTATACCGCTGGGTATGAAAAAGCCATTGAAGATATTAGAAACGCTAAAAACATTGAGCCCCGAAATGAAGCCGAAACAACTCCCAACGCTTGAGGAATTGAAAGCGAGGCGGCTCGATATCTTGGGCCTATACCCTCACATTAAAACGGAATATATGCGCGATCATTTGCACCGTCGAATGATTAGCGTTAACCGCGACCTCTATACACTAACAAAAAACCCTATTTACAAATGAAAAAGCAAACTGGCGTTGAATGGCTAGCGCAATGGTTAAACGATAATCCCGTAGTATATCAAAAAGATTATTACGCGGCTATTGAATGGGCCAAAGCAATGGAAAGAGAGCAAATTATTGATGCGTACAACTATGGTCAATATGATTACGAAGATGCAATAGGTTATTACAATAAAAATTACGGAGGTGACAAATGACTGAACTAAAATATACGGCTATTGCCTTTGCGATTTTTTACGGCATTGTGAGCGTTATTGCGTTAGTGCTCGTGCTGCGTTTCTTTTATAAACACTTTAAAAAGGATTTATGAGCCCCGAAAAGCTAGACCAAATAATTAACGACCATTTCGGGACAAAAGCACTCTTTTCGGCTCGAATGAAAGTGAGTCGGTTCACGGCTTATCGATGGGTCAAAGAACCAGAGCGAATGAGCCTGAAAGACCTTGAGCGCCTGAGTAAGATTACTAAAACCCCAATTTGCGATTTATTATGAGCGCCGAGGAAATTTTACAACAAGCGGTTGAACTGATACCGAACTCGAATCGGCGTAACGTGCTCACGTTATTAGCGCCGCATTTTAGCCCCGAAATGCTGGCGGCCTCAGTTAGATACTTGGAAAGGTTCGAAACGGCCGTAATGGGCTCCGATGAAATCGTTAAACTCGTTTTCGAATTGGTCGCCGAACTTACCGACGTTCCCGATTTTCGTCAGCGTAAAACGCGTCAATTTCAATACGTTTTCCCCCGCCAGTTGGCAATGTTCGTTATTTACAACGAGATTCCTGAGTATAGCTACCGTAACTGCGCCGAATTATTCGCTCATAAATTCGACCACGCGACCGCCATTAACGCTTGTCACTCCATTAAGGATCGATACGCAACCGATAAAACAACCCGCCAACGTGTTGACAATCTTGTTTCCGCGTTAGTGGCTCGAGGCTTATTTGGAACGCAAAAGGAACTCGAAAGCATTAACATTTATGGCAAAGTTTAAAGACCTAACAACCGACCAACTCCGGGTTGAACGCTGGCGGCTATACTATTGGGAACCCAAAACGGCGGGGGGAATTTCCCAAAAAAAAGAGCAACTAAAAAAGATTAACGCCGAATTCTATAAACGAACGGGTAACGATGCCTACCAATTATGCCTATTAACTTTCTACCGAAACAAGCCGAGTGTTTAAATGCATTGAGCCTCGATTCGACGGCCGAGGTTGTGCTCTTTGGAGGAGCCGCTGGGGGCGCCAAATCGTTCACGGGTTGCGCGTGGCAAATAATGAGGCGGCTAAAATATCCCGGTACTAGGGGCCTAATTGGTCGAAGTAAACTCGATACGCTCAAGAAAACGACTTTAAAAACGTTCTTTGAAGTTGCGGGAATGTTTGGGCTCAGGGCCAACGAACACTATACATATAACGCGCAATCTAACGTAATCACTTTTTATAATGCCTCCGAAATTATTTTAAAGGACTTATTCGCGTACCCCTCCGACCCCTCATTCGATTCGCTCGGGTCGCTCGAAATTACCGACGGATTTATTGACGAATGCAGTCAAGTGAGTAAAAAGGCGGTCGATATCGTTCGGAGCCGTATTCGTTACCGACTCACTCAAAACAATCTAACCCCCAAAATCTTGCTAACGTGTAACCCGTCGAAAGGCTGGTTATATAACGAGTTTTTCGCCCCGTTTCGTTCGGGGCACTTACCGTCTCATTTAGTATTCATCCAGTCGCGAGTTAGTGACAATCCCCACCTACCCGCAACCTATGCCGAAACTCTCGCGAGGTTGCCCGAGGTCGATCGTAAACGCTTACTTGAGGGCGACTGGGATTACGACGAAACACTCGACGCGCTATTCAGTACCGACGATCTCCTTAGATGCTTTCGAAGCCCCGAAACGACGGGCGAGTTATACATTACGGCCGATATTGCGCGGCTCGGAAAGGATAGGACGGTAATTGCATTATGGCGCGGCCTCTCGCTTATCCAAATTACCGAACTGAGAAAAAAACGAATTGACGAAACGGCGGCGGTTATTCGCGAATTAGCCGATTATCATAAAGTAAAATTGAGTAATGTAATCGCTGATGCTGACGGGTTAGGAGCGGGGCTCGTTGACGTGCTCAAGTGCCGCGAGTTCCGTAACGGCTCAAGGGCTACTAAGCCCGAAAGGTTCGCTAACCTGAAAGCCGAATGCTTTTTTAAACTGGCGGAGCTTATCGAAATAAACCGGGTAATATTCCCCCAAAACCACCGCGACACTATTGTTAAGGAACTCGACCTCATTCGCCGTAAAAACCCCGAGGGCGACGGCAAATTAGCGGTTACGGGCAAAGAGGAAATACAACGAGTTCACGGCCTTTCACCCGATTACGCTGACGCTATCGCGATGCGTATGTTTTTCGAGCTTTTCCCGAATTATGGGCGCTATGCCTACGCCTAATTTTCAACAATGAAAGCCGCGCCAGTTGCGGAGTTGAGGCGCTTATTAACAATACTCACAAAAATATTTTTGGTGTGTAGCAATTTTGCTACATATATTTGCCCAACAATTAACAAGTTAACACAATGAATATCGCCGCTGGTCAATCATCACAAAAGCAACATCTTTCAAATGGTGCTCTTACTGCTTGCAATCGCAAAACATCGGGCATCGGAAAAAATGATAAAGAATCTTTTAAATGGTGGGTTGAAAAATATCCTGAAGAGTGTTGTCAAAAATGCCTTACTCGCTTTAATCAAAAATAACCAACCGATGGGCGCGACTCAAAAACGCGCATTTTTTACTTAGCAACTTAAAACCCTTTTTTATATGTCTTATTCACTTATTATATCAAATCACCCACAACGCACCTCACAAGTTATCGAATTCCGAAACATTCGCGAGGCGCTAAACTCATTCATTGAGCGTTGCGACGCGCTCGACCTCGAATATCGTGAGGACAATAACGGCAATTTCGTAACCGAAAGCCGTGGCCGCGATATTACCATCGAATTAATTTCTAATTTCTAACCCCAAAACCTCCTAAAAAAATGGCTTCAATCACTTTTGAAATCAAAGTACCGACAACCGTCGACACAATCACAATCGAACTCCCTTATTACTGCGCCGACGATTATGGATGCTGGGCAATACTCGAGGAAAACAAGATTCTCGCAGTAAACAACTGGCAACGTATCGGCCAAGCGAGTATTTGGCTCAAAACCGAAATTACTCCCGATATTAAAAACCCGAATGTTAAGCCCATTACTCGCGAGGAATTTATCGAAGTGTATAACGCCGTACAATCTAAATTTTCCGAACTGATATGAAAGAAGATATAAAAACCGAACTCCGAATTATTTTAATAATCAATCTAATTACAATGCTATGGTTACTTATCCATTAACCCCCGAAACGCTGGAATCGTTGCAAAAATTCCAAACACGGCTCAACTCGTTACCCAGCGAGTTAGCCGTCGAATCCACTCCCGATAAAAAAGCCCAAACCGTTGTTATTTCACATATCGAAATGACACTCGACGAGCTATTTTTCGGCCAATGGAAAACTGAAAACTTTAAATGGAGCGCGATTGCAAATGAGGTGCAAGGTTCGCTCGAGCTTGTCGCCATTCACCCAGTCACGGGTTTCGAAATCCGTCGCACCGGGGCCGCATCGATTGTTATTATGGTCGATCGTGTACCCGATGGGGTGACGGGAACCGACCGCAACCAATGGGCTCTTAACCCATCGAACAAAAAAGCGAACGCGCTCGATATGGCTTTCCCTAAGTTGAAAAGCGAATGTTTGAAAAACGCCGCGCAATCACTCGGAAAGATTTTCGGCCGTGACCTGAATCGTAAAAACGTCGACCAATACCAGCCGTATAAATTGCAAGTCGGCGAATTACCCCAAAACGTAATCAATAAGCTCGAGGTCGGCATAATGAACCGAGACCCCCAAGCCATTGAGGCCGTGAGCGCCCTCGATACGGTAATGAGCCCAGCGCAAAAGAACCAATTACTAACCCTAATCCAAAGAACGAATGAGCAATGAAATTATAACTTTTATAATTGTTGGAGCGGTTGCAATACTCGGTTTTTATGGCTGTATTGTTATGATTCGAATCGATAATGGTTATACTGAACTTATAAACGAGGTACAACGCGAACTCGACCGCCAAAATAAAGAAATTTACGAATTAGAAAAATCAAAGCAAAATGAGCAATAATCCTTATTTAAACGATTACCTCCTAACGGTTGCCCAAAACTCGGCCGCGTGGGATAAAATGCGCCTCGGCCGCTTTACTGGCTCAGGAATCAGCGCCCTAATGACTAACCCCAAAACGAAAGCCGCCATCGAATCGGGCGAACTTTCCGAAACGGCTAAAAAGTATATTTACGAAAAGGCTATGGAAACCGTGACGGGGCAAAGGGCTAACGAGGCAACCTCTCGAGCGATTGACTGGGGCAACGAATGGGAAGAACACGCGTTACGTCAACTCCAAATTGCTCTCGATAGCCCCGAGGAATCGACCGAACTAAAACCCTCATTTAAGCTATTTAACGAGTATTTCGGTTGCTCACCCGATGCCTTTATGATTCACCCCGAATTCGGCCCGGTTGGTTGCGAAATAAAGTGCCCGTGGAATTCGGTTAATCATTTTCTACATTCTCAGGTTCAAACGGGTGAGGACTTGAAACGAGTAAACTCTGACTATTATTGGCAAGTGATGGGGAATATGTTAACGTTTAACCTCCCCGCTTGGGTTTTCGCGTCATACGATCCCCGCCAACCTGAACACCGCCGATTGCATCATACGGTAATTTTATTCGACCCCGAAGCGGCGGCGGCTCTTTGTGAGGCGATGCAACGAGCTCACGAATACAAAGCAACTATTTTAAATGAGTGGATGAAATTTTAAACCCTAAAAATAGAATAATATGAAAAGTAAAGAAAATTATTTGAAGCGCTTGGAAACCTTCCAAAATTATTTTAAGCATTACCCAAAATCCAAATTAAAAGACCTTTGCGAACATTTTAATCAATTGCCGTATGGCACAATTAGCGCTACATTGTCTTTTATGTATCAATCGGGCCACCTTACTAAAAACGACCAAAACGAATACTCATTACCAGCGGTCGTAAGTACCGCGAAACAAATTGCTGGCGATATTGCCAAAATGCAAAAGGCCAAAAGGATTTTGAACGTAACTAAATCGCAAGATAAACAATTAGGTTTTTTCGTAAATGGAACTTGGCACGATGGCGAACACACGCTTACTATTCAAAAACGTATTGAGCAAGCAATTGAGTTGTTGAAAAGTAATGGGTATAAAATACTCGCGAAAAAAACCGAGTACGCTGAAATTTAGTATTATTGCCTCGCATACTCATAATGAAATTTAAAAAATCCCCCTTTCGTTCATTGCCAGTCAGCCGTTAGGCAATGGGTATGCCTTTGAGCGTTGGGGGGTATTTTTAAAATGAAAAAATCTTTTATCGTTTACACCGATTCGCTCAATATCCTGAGCGATCTAACCGCCACACAAGCGGGGGAATTATTTAAAACTAATGACAATTTCCA